CATCAGATGTCACAAAGCGAAATAGAAATGGTCAGACAAAGTCTGGTTTATACTCTCTTTTTATCCCAATGGAATGGAACTATGAAGGATTTATTGACGAGTACGGAGTTCCAGTTTTTAACAACCCTAGTGTCGATAGATTCTCACCAGACGGTGAGCTAATAGACGTAGGTGTAATAGATAACTGGCAAAACGAAGTAGATGGCTTAAAAGACGATCAAGATGGGTTAAATGAGTTTTACCGTCAGTTTCCAAGAACAACAGAGCACGCATTTAGAGATGAAACTAAAGGAAGTATTTTCAATCTTGTTAAACTGTACGAACAAATAGATTATAACGAAGAGATGTCAAGCACTCTTGGAGTTACTCAAGGTAATTTTCAATGGGTTAATGGAGTTAAAGATTCTCAAGTAATTTTTTATCCAGATAAAAAAGGCAGGTTTAAGATTAGTTGGGTTCCATCTCAAAACATGCAAAACAACGTTGTGCTTAAAAATGGTATAAAATACCCTGGAAACGAACATATGGGTGCTTTTGGTTGTGATAGTTATGATATATCAGGAACAGTTGATGGAGTTGGGTCTAAAGGAGCTTTGCACGGATTAACTAGGTTTAGCATGGAGGATGCTCCTGCAAACAGTTTTTTTTTAGAATACTTATCTAGACCACCAACAGCAGAAATGTTTTTTGAAGATATTCTAATGGCTTTAGTGTTTTACGGAATGCCAATACTAGCAGAGAATAACAAACCTCGTCTATTGTATTATTTAAGAAGAAGAGGATATAGAGGTTTTAGTATGAATAGACCTGATAAAATATGGAACAAATTATCTGTAGCAGAAAAAGAGGTTGGTGGTATACCAAACTCAAGCGAAGATATAAAGCAGGCACACGCCGCAGCTATTGAAATGTATATTCAAGACCACGTAGGTATCAAGCAAGACGGAACACTTGGAGACTGTTACTTCAACGAGCTTCTTAACGATTGGGCTAAGTTTGATATAAACAAAAGAACAAAACACGATGCTTCAATAAGTTCTGGTTTAGCTATAATGGCTAACAATAGACATTTGTATGCACCAAACGCAACAGTTTCAAAACCTAAGTTAAATATAAATGTTTCCAAATACAAAAACACTGGAAGCAATTCACAAATAATCAAGTAATAAATATGGCAGAGTCTGGCATTAAAAGTTATTTTCCAAGTCAAACGGTTAGCGATGCTGAAAAGCTAAGCTATGAGTATGGCTTAAAAGTAGGTAAAGCTATTGAGCAAGAGTGGTTTAATAACAATAGAAATTCTAGTAGATATAAATCTAACAGTAATAATTTTCATAATTTAAGATTGTACGCTCGGGGCGAACAGTCTATTCAAAAGTATAAGGATGAGTTGTCAATTAATGGCGATTTGTCCTATTTAAATTTAGACTGGAAGCCTGTTCCTATTATTCCTAAGTTTGTTGATATTGTAGTTAATGGTATATCTGAAAGAACTTATGATATAAAAGCTTATTCTCAAGATCCTTTTGGTATTGAGAAACGTACCGAGTACATGGAGTCTATAACGCAAGACATGCAAGCTAAAGCATTTAATGACGCTGCAATGCAAGACTTTAATGTGGATCTTTATAAAAATAAAAAAGAAGAACTACCAGATTCAGAAGAAGAACTAGGACTACACATGCAGCTAAGTTACAAGCAGGCTGTCGAGTTGGCAGAAGAACAAGCTTTAAATGTTCTGTTTGAAGGTAACAACTATGAGTTAATTAAAAAACAATTTAATTATGATTTAACGGTTTTAGGCATAGGCGCTGTTAAAACAAACTTTAATACTTCTGAAGGTGTTACTATAGATTACGTTGATCCAGCTAATCTAGTGTACTCATATACAGAATCTCCTTACTTTGAAGACATATATTACGTTGGTGAAGTTAAAACAATACCAGTGAATGAGTTAGCTAAACAATTTCCTCATTTATCAGGAGAAGATCTTGAGGATATAATGAAAAACAAATCTTACAACAGATCTAACTACAACTCAACACATACTTACAACAAAGAAGATAACAATACTATTCAAGTTTTATATTTTAACTATAAAACCTATATGAATGAAGTTTATAAAGTTAAAGAAACAGCTTCTGGTGCAGATAAAATTATAGCTAGAGATGACCAATATAACCCACCAGCAGACAAAGAAGGTGGTTATGGTAGAATGCTAAGATCTATAGAGTGTCTTTACGAAGGTGCTATGATACTAGGTACAGATAAGTTGTTAAAGTGGGAAATGTCTAAAAACATGATGAGACCTAAAAGTGACTACACTAAGGTTAAAATGAACTACTCTATAGTAGCGCCAAGAATGTATAATGGAAAAATAGAATCATTAGTGGGTAGAATAACTGGTTTTGCAGATATGATCCAGCTAACACATTTAAAGTTACAGCAAGTAATGTCTAGGATGGTTCCAGATGGAGTTTATCTTGACGCTGATGGTTTGGCTGAAATAGATTTGGGTAATGGAACAAACTATAGTCCACAAGAAGCTTTAAACATGTATTTTCAAACAGGATCTGTTATTGGTAGAAGTTTTACTTCTGACGGAGATATGAATCCTGGTAAAATACCTATTCAAGAAATAACATCAGGATCTGGTGGTAATAAAATGCAAGCTCTTATTGGTAATTATAATTATTACTTACAAATGATAAGAGATGTAACTGGACTTAACGAGGCTAGAGACGGTAGTACTCCTGATAAAAACGCTTTAGTTGGAGTTCAAAAATTAGCGGCAGCTAATTCTAACACGGCTACTAGACATATATTACAGGCTGGATTATTTTTAACATCTTCAACGGCAGAGTGTTTGTCGCTTAGAATATCAGATATTATAGAGTACTCTCCAACAAGAGATGCTTTTATTCAAGCTATAGGAACTCACAACGTTGCTACGTTAAAAGAAATGTCTGAGTTGCATTTATACGACTTTGGTATATTTCTAGAACTAACGCCAGATGAAGAAGAAAAATCTATTTTAGAAAACAACATCCAAATGGCTCTTCAACAAAAAAACATAGAGTTAGAAGATGCAATAGACTTAAGGATGATTAACAATATAAAACTTGCTAATCAATTGCTTAAAATACGTAGAAAGAAAAAACAAGAAAGAGATAGACAATTACAATTAGAAAACATCCAAGCACAATCGAAGTCTAACACTCAAGCCGCTCAAGCTGCTGCTCAATTAGAAATGCAAAAAGATCAAGCGCTTACACAATCAAAAATGCAGTTAGAAACTATGAAGGCTCAGTTAGACAATCAGAAAATGATGCAAGAAGTTGATCACAAAAAAGAGTTAATGGAATTAGAGTTTCAATTCAATATGCAACTAAAAGGCATTGAAGTGGATGGCATGAAAAGTAGAGAAAAAGAAAAAGAAGATCGTAAAGACGAAAGAACAAAAATACAAGCAACTCAACAAAGTGAGATGATTGAGCAAAGAAATGGTGGAAAACCACCTAAAAACTTTGAGTCCGCAGGTAATGATATACTAGGAAGTGGATTTGATTTAGGCGCGTTTGACCCTAGATAAGTTTATTAATTATTATTATATTATATTATGGAAGAAGAAAATGAAAAAGTAGTCGAAGAGATTACACAAGAAACAACTGAACAAGTTGATGAAAGTAAATTTGAATCCGCTGGAGATGACAGCATTTTAAAAGTAGATTTAAGTAAACCCCCAACACCAAGGGAAGATGAAGTTAAAGAAAGTAACGCTGACGACAGCGGAGTGGTTGCAAGCACTGAAGATGCCAACGCCCCACAAGAACAAGAAGAAGTACAACCGGAAGCCGAAACACAAGAAACTACAGTATTAGAAGAAATTACTGAAGAAGAAGTTGAGGAAGTTGAGGAGCAAGTTGAAGAGGCTATAGCGGAGGCTCAAGCTACTGGAAAACCATTACCAGAAAATATTCAAAAGTTAATGGACTTTATGGATGAAACCGGTGGAGATTTAAGTGACTATGTTAAGCTTAACCAAGATTACAGCAAATTAGATGATCAAGATTTACTATATGAATACTATAAGCAAACAAAGCCTCATTTAAACCAAGAAGAAATTAACTTCCTTATGGAAGATCAATTCTCATTCGACGAAGATACAGACGAAGATAGAGATATACGTAGAAAAAAATTAGCGCTTAAAGAGCAAGTTGCCAGCGCTAAAAGCCACTTAGACGGGCAAAAG